AGAGCATTACACGTTTTATCCTATTTATGACTGGAGCTATAGCGATGTCTGGAAATACATCTTTGACAATAATATCGTTTACAATAGGATTTATGATGCTCTATTTACTCATGGCGTAGGTGTACTTAATATGCGGATCTCAAATCTACATCACGAAACTGCTATTCAAAATTTATTATTAATACAGGAGATCGAACCTGATACATGGAATAAGATCGCAGAAAGACACGACGGAACGAACGCAATCAAACATCTTAAAAGTGATGCGTTTAAATGTCCAAAGGATTTACCGTATATGTTTAAGTCATGGAAGGAATATGCATTATATCTAGCAGAGAATATGACAAGCGATGATCAGTTTATGAAAAACCTACATAAGAAAATAGATAAAAACAAAAAGTACATGGTATCGAATAAGGTTTATGTCGCTTTTTACAGGAAAGTGATTGACACAATTTTATCTCAGGATTTTGACTTTACAAAGCTGACTAACTTTCTGACTAATCCTTATTTCAATACAGTAAAGAAATATGTAAACGGAAAACTGAACAGCAAAAACATCGAGATTAATCGAAAATATGACAAATACGTAAAAGGACTTATATGAAAGCAACATTAAAAAACCTATTGACCAAAGAGATAAAGGCAGGAGATCAAATTTCTATAATAGAAGAGATCAAAGAATTACTGCACAACCTATCGCCATTAAAAGATCAGCCTGTAAACAGGATTAGATGGGTACGGATCGAGGAGGTATGCCCAAACGACTACAACCCTAACTCAGTAGCTAAAAAAGAAATGGGTCTCTTATATACCTCTATTAAGCACGACGGATATACACAACCGATCGTAACGATACAAGACGAAGAGACAGGCAAGTATGTAATCATTGACGGGTTTCACAGATACTATACGGCTAAGACTAATGCGGACATCCTAGAACGTAATAAAGGCTATCTGCCGATCGTAGTATTGGAAAAGGATATAAACGACCGAATGGCAAGTACGGTTCGCCATAATAGAGCAAGAGGTATGCACTCAATAGCAGGGATGTCTAGCATGGTATTTACTATGTTGGAAAACGGTTGGAGCGATAAAGAGATATGCAACGAATTAGGGATGGGAGTTGAGGAGCTTGTAAAGCTGAAACACATTACAGGGTTCTCTAAGCTATTCGCTGATGCGGAATACAATAAGGCGTGGGAGTCCGCTAATCAAATACGCCTAAAACTAAAACATAAACAAGATGAAAAAACTAAGGCAGTTTAGATCGAGGCAAGGAAGGTCTGACAAACAATACAAAAGTAGCGTTAAGGTTATATTTATTGCCTTTGTCGGATTAATAATAATAATTTTAACACAGATATAATGGACGAAAGTAGACACATAAAAAAGGAATCACTATTAGCAGCACTAGAACAAAGTTTAGGAGTTGTAACCGTAGCGTGTAGGGAGGCGAACGTGCCTAGAAGCACATACTATAAATGGCTAAAAGAAGATGAGGTCTTTGCCGAAGAGGTGCGAGATATTGAAAACGTAGCTTTAGACTTTGCAGAGAGTAAGCTCCACAATCAAATCGATGCGAACAATACCTCAGCTACTATATTTTACCTAAAGACCAAAGGCAAGAACAGAGGGTATGTAGAACGTCAAGAAATTACTGGAGCAGAAGGAATGCCTACTAACTTTCAAATCGAGATAATTGGATCAACTAAAGATAAAGACTAACATTGTATATGATCACTTATTAAACTCTGACAAGAAAATAGTAGTCGAGCAGGGAGGTACGAGATCAGGAAAAACATACAACATAATACTGTGGATCATTTTCGAGTATTGCACTAATAATAGAAACAAGGTTATTACTGTGTGCCGTAAATCGTTCCCTAGTTTACGTGCGACTGTTTTAAGAGACTTTATGAGCATCCTAGAAAGCCATAACCTTTACAGCGAGAAGTTCCATAATAAGTCTAATTCTGAGTATTATCTGTTTGGAAACTTAGTGGAGTTTATTTCGCTTGACCAACCTCAAAAGATTAGAGGACGGAAAAGAGATCTGCTTTTTATTAATGAAGGCAATGAGTTATTCTGGGAGGATTGGCAACAGCTAGTTTTCAGGACACAGGATCGGATTGTAATTGACTTTAATCCGTCTGACGAATATCATTGGATCTATGACAAGGTATTGCCTAGAGACGACTGTGCCTTTTTCAAAACAACGTATTTAGATAATCCCTTTGTCGAGGAGTCAATAAGAAAAGAGATTGAACTGCTTAAAGATACTGACGAACAGTACTGGCAGATATACGGGTTGGGCGAAAGGGCTGCGAGTCGAAGTACCGTATTTAGATATGCTGAGGTTTCACATATTCCAGAAGACGCAGAGCTAGTAGCATACGGAATGGACTTTGGCTTTTCTAATGATCCTAGTACGCTTGTTTCGGTTTACACTAAAGACATTAACCTTTATGTCAAAGAGCACTTATATCGAACCGCTATGACGACTACTGATATACATAAATTCCTGTTAAGTGAGAAGCTAGAGAACAAACCTATATACGCCGATAGTGCAGAACCTCGACTTATTGAGGAGCTTAGACGTATGGGACATAACATTTTTCCAAGTCTAAAAGGTAAAGACTCTGTCAATGCAGGAATAGATCTTTTAAAACGATACAAGATAAATATACTGTCGACATCCAGTAATGCCATATCGGAATTCAGAAACTATAAGTGGCGTGAAGATAAAACGGGTGCTTTACTTAATACGCCCGTAGACGATCACAACCATATTATCGACCCCTGTCGTTATGCAACATACTCGATTTTATCTAAGCCTAGATTCGGGACGTATGCAATTAATTAAAAATAGTTATGAAATTATTTGTATTATAACTTTATTAGTATTATCTTTACGTATCACTAATAAATAAATAGAACAAATGACATACTTAATATCTACAGACTACGATCCAAACGAGAAAGTATATAGAGCAACTTTCGGAGGAGACTACGATTATCAAGTCGAGGCTAAGACTCAAAAAGAATTAAACACAAAAATAGAAACAGAAATTAATAACTAAATAAACAGAACAATGAGAACATCACTAGAAAAGTACAAGCAAAATTTATCGATTAGAGGAAACCAAGTATGGAGCTATACAACTCACGTAGCAACTATAGACGGAAACGATTTACTACAACATGGATATTGGTCACAGACTACGCAGAAGCATATTAACTACGTCGCAGATCAATTAGACTTAATCCTAATTAAATAATATGAAAAACACTAGAGCAGCCAAATTAGGCAGACAGTTTAAGAAATTCGAGACAGTTATGTTGATAGTAATACCAAGCTATTTTATCGGCAGAACGTTAATCAGTTTAATCTTTAATATATAAATTATGAGTTGGGACGATTATTTAAATCCACACGAGCAGCCTGAGTATTGCTGTTCACATTGCGAGAAGCCGATGCATGAAGATAGAGCGTACTGTAGTAACGGCTGTTTCGAGGCAGATATGATGTAAGGATAACTAGGGAAAACCTACATCTAATAAGGGTGGTCAGAAATGACTGCCTTTTTTTTAATTGGAACATTAACACAAAGTTTATCAAAAAAAACGTTATATATATATGAAGATCAATATTAAAATACCGACATCACTAAAGGACATTACTCTAAGACAGTATAAAAAATTCCTGAAAATTCAAGACACGGTAAAAGACTCCAGATTTCTAAATGCTAAAATGATCGAGATCCTGTGTAATGTCAGGCTAGAGGACGTGATGCTTTTAAAGCTCTCAGACTCACAGGAAATAATTTCGATACTAACTACGCTGTTTGAAGAGAAACCTGCTCTAATCACTCGCTTTGAGTTAAACAAGGTAGATTACGGTTTCCATCCAGAACTAGACGAAATGACGCTTGGCGAATACATAGATCTAGATACTTTTATTGGAGACTGGGACAACATGGAAAAGGCGATGAACGTTTTATATCGACCTGTGATTGTGAAGCTAAAAAGCAAATACAATATAGAAGAGTACCGACTAGGAACAGAGGGTGTATTATTAGATATGCCAATGGACGCCGTAATGTCATCGATTTTTTTTTTCTGGAATTTAGGTCTAGAATTATCGAAAACTATGACGAACTCTTTGGACAGCAAGGAAACAGAGATCTTGACGCAGTATCTCAATTCTCAAAAAAATGGGGTTGGTATCAATCAATTTATGGACTCGCTACAGGGGACATTACACGATTTGAAAATATCACTAAATTAAATGTGCATGAGTGCTTAATGATGCTTTCGTTTATGAAAGACAAAAACGAACTCGAAGCAAAACAAATTAAAAAGAAGTTTAAATAATGGCAAATCAAGGTGTTAGAGGTTTTTTTCAATTAACGGAAACCATAAAAGCAGAGTTACTAAAAGACGTAAATATTAACACAGTAACGACTGGCGATATTACAGACGTAAACCTCAACAAACAAGACATCTTTCCTTTAGGTCATATCATTATCGAGAGCGTAGCAGACGAGGAGCAGGTGCTGAGGTTTAATATGACGATCCTAGCCTGTGACATAGTAAATCAATCTAAAGATCTAACGTTCGACAGGTTTACAGGAAACAACGACGTTCAGGATATTCTAAATACACAACTAGCAGTCCTAAACAGACTGACGCAGAGATTAAGGATGGGCACTTTATATACTGATATGTATCAGCTAGAGGGTGTTCCTGTATTGACACCTTTCTATGATCGATTTGAGAATCAGTTAGCAGGATGGTCTGCCTCAATTACGGTATTAATTTACAATGACATATATATCTGCTAATGGAATTTAAAAAATTAGAAGAGGTCTTAAATAAATACGCAAAGTACGTGGTACAACAAGCGAAGTCTAACCTAACAAAAGACGGTAAAGGGTCTGGCGTATTATATGAGTCAGTTAAATATACCTTAGAAAAGGAAGCAGACCTGTTTCTACTGGACTTTCTAATGGAGGACTACGGAATATATGTCGATGAAGGAGTTAAGGGCGCAAACCCGTCTCTAATTAAGGGCGGCATACAGAAAGCTCCGATGAGCAAATTTAAGTACACAAACAAGATGCCACCTATGCAGATCTTAGCTAATTGGGCAAAGTCTAAAAATATAAGGTTTAGAAACGCCAAGGGACAATACGCAAAAGGAAGTAACAGGAGCATGGGTTTTGCACTACAGAAAAGTATATTCGCACAAGGATTAAAGCCGAACTATTTTTTTACAAAGCCATATAACAAAAGAATAAAAACATTAAGTCCTGAGCTTTCTGAGTCATTTATTTTAGACATAGAGAACGCAATAATACTAGGACAAAAAAGATAAACTATGGCAAATATAGCA